CATGTGGGATGAGGCGGTCAGCACCCGCCTCATCCCACATGGCGGCTGTCGGGATGGGGTCGCGGAACCCGAAGACTTCTTCCCCGGAAGCCTCCTTCAGCGCGCGCAGACGATCCCCCATCGTGTCGAACTTCGCGTTAGCGTCGCTTGTTTGCCGGTGGTAGAAGAACGTACGGGCCTCATCTGACTTGACTTTACCGGCGGCCATGCGCAGGCCCTGTTGGTACTGGTCGCGCGCAATAGAAGGCTCGGCGGGGTCACCGGCGGTGGTACAGGTCAACTGCCAGGCGTCGTCCATTTTACGCTTCGGCAGGTTGTTTTTCATCGTGGCATACGACTTGCGGTGCCGGTCCTCATACAGGCGGTGCGGCTCGTCAATGCACTGAAAAGTCGGCTTCTTACCGTCCAAAGCGTTGGGGTTGGGTGCGACAGGGAGGATACGCGAGTCCGCTTCGCCCTGGATTTGAATCCGCTCGTTTGTTACGTCAAACAGACCCGCATCGTCAATGAGGTTGGCGATTTCTTTCGCCGCACCGTAGGCCAGGTCGTCCAGCATGTCTTTGGTCGGTGCCAGCATAGGGATGTACGGTGACACGACGGACCGGCCAGGCGCGAGACCGCCGGGTGCTTTCGGATCGTAGCCGTCGAAACGGATCGGCGCGTCCGGGTGTAGTTCCACCAACGCAATCAGCGCCATGAACTCAGTTTTGGCGGCACCCTTCGGCAGGGAGACGTTAACCTCTGTGAAGTGGCGGCGACCGGACATGTCCATGTCGATGTCCCCGAACTTTAGGTGGTACCCGTCGGGAAAATGCTCATAAGCGCGCATCAACAGGTAGCGGAAGTCGTCACGAACCTTGTACGGCTCACCCTTCAGCGGGCCCGGACCATAAACAAACCTGTCCTCCAAAAACTCAATGATCTGCGGTCCAAGGGACGGCCAAATATCCAGGGTGCCGTCCGGCAGCGTCTCCAGCTGCGGCACAATGATTTCCATCTAAACCCCGAAACCACCCCTGCGCATCCGCGAGCGTTTACGACTGCGGGCCGACCTATGGAAATCGTTCGGGTCTTCCGCGGCGGAATTGTATTCGCGGGTTTTGGCGGAATGATGCATGAAACACAAAAGCTGCAGGTTACTGATTAGGTTTGCCTGCCAGCGCTCGTGCGGCTGGAATTCCGCCAGCTCAACAATATGGTCGACCTCGGTACCAGGCTCCCCGCACACAGCACAACGACCACCATACAGGTCAATCACCTGCCGTCGAATGGCCGCTGTGAAATCACCTTGTCGACGCTTAACCTGATGTTCCGCGCAGCGTGATTTCCCCGGTAAGGCTGCGTTAGTGCAGGCCCGATACCGGGGCTCCTCAGTAAACCACGAACAAAACCGCATTTAGCGCTTCTTGGCTCGCGACCCGGTCTTGGCGGAAGAAGACTTCTTCTGTCCGCCTTTCTGCCCCCAGGTCTTTTTCTTCTGCGCGCGAGCAACCGCGTTTTTCGGCTCGAAGTTATGCCCCCATTTGCCGCCGCCGAGGCCGTTGCCTTTTGTGCGGGTGGTTAGTCGTCGTGATTTTCGTCCTGCTTTGGCCATAGAAAAACTCCTAGATAGTGGTTACATCCATTCTATCTAGGAGTTGGAATTACCAGCCCTCGGGGAAGAACTGGGCTAGGTTCGGCGGCTCATAATGGGGGCCTTTCCCGACTTTACCGCCAGGGAGAACCTTGTTGTCAATGAGTTTGGTCCTGTTGCTGCGTACAACCTCCCAAAACGCAGGCTCCACCTTGTCGGTGAGACCGGCCTTGGCGGCCAGCCCGAACAGGGTGAAAAGCACGTCTGCGATGCCGTCGAGGAGTTCAACCCGGTCATCCTCCAGGCTCATCGCGGCCAACTCAACCTCGTTGACTTCCTCACGCAGGAAATCCACGGCCTGGCGGCAGTGCGGGAGTTCATCCCATTTTAGGTTGTAGGGGTCGAGTTGACCGGCCTGGGTATTCCACCGTTCCACAGCACGAACCGCGCTCGTGAGGTCTGGGCCTCGTCCCCCTTCCTTCTCGTTAGGCAAGGCAGGCTCGACGAAGTCTTTTTCGCCGGAGAACGCAGAGGAATGCTCGACGCCAAGGAACTTGGAAAGATTCCTGTTGACTGCAACAGGCCCATCGTCGGTAATGACGGTGACAACATGCTCTGCCTTCTCCGGGTCAGTGAGGCTCACTGCAACCAGAACCATGTCCGCGTGCAGGACCCTCTTAAGCGCCTTGGCTCCCTTCTCCTCTGTCACCGGATGATAGAGCCTGTTCTTGACTGTGATGGTCGGTTTGCCGAATGATTTGGCCTCCTTGCTTCGACCGAAAACCCACCTGCTGGGGTCACCGAGCCACATAAGAATGGCCTTCTTGTCGTTGTGGCGCATGTTCATAAGCTCAGTCAGGTTGTATTCATCTGAGTGGCTCTCCGTCATGACTTTTTCAGCCAGCTCGCCGAAAACCTCCGGGCAAACTTCGTTCAGGCGAAGAAGGATACTGCGCGCCACCGCCTGGAATTCCGCATCGACGTCCGGCTGGGTGCGGCGGGTTAGAACCTCCAGCCAGGCGCGGAAATTACCAGACACGACCATCGACACCGAGGTCGAGTTAGGCAGAATTGAGCGGGCAGCTTCCTTGGCTTTCTTGCCGGTCACTCCCTTGCGCTCTAGGGCCTGCTTGATGCATCGGTAGGCTTCACGAATCTCGGCTTCCGCTTCGAAAATACCCGTCTCAACCAGCTCCTCGTCAGTCAGAACCTCTAGGGCAGGCGGCAAAACGAACTCGGCATTCTCGGAGTCCACGAACCGCTGGGATTCCACAGAAAAAGACAGGTGGCGGTGCCGGGTGATCTCCGCCAGGAACGCGCGAGTCACACCCTCCAAAAGGAACGACGCTGAGGCGTGCTCCAGGATGCTGTAGTGCTTTTTGTCGTGCACCGTGGCGTGGATGTACTTTTCTGGCGTGTTGGTTGCCTCGTTGGGCCGGTGGAAGCTCTGGTAGCAGTTGCGTCCAGCGAACTCAATCAGTGAAGCCGCGGGGGTTTCGCTGTCAACTTTCGGCATCTTCTCCCGCAGGAGCTCCTGGAAATCCGAAGACAAGCCGGTGTGAGCGATTAGGGTTATTTTAGGCATTTCCTTCTCCTTCAATGAACTCAGCAAGCACTTCGTCGTCCGAGGCGTCGATGATTCGATTTGGGTCAATGTCACCAAGCCCCTGATCCTGCAGCATCTGCTGTCCAATGATCGCCAAGGTCGATCCGAGACCAATCTGGTCTTCAAACCCAACAGAGTGAGCGGCCAGGCTGTCCGAATCTGGTTCATCACCCTGCGTCATGACAATGAGGGCGACCGCGACTTTATCCTCTCCGGTCTCCGCTTTGATTTGGGCGTGCACACCCCGTGTGATTTCCTCTAGGCTCATCGTCTTAGTCCTTTCTTGACTTCTCAATAAGGTCGTATTCCTCGTCGGCCAGGCGAACAAGCATCACAACCACTGTTCCCCGCAACGCAAGCAGGCGTCCAATTTCGGCTTGCCGTTGCCGCGCTTCCGGGCATTTCCTGGCCTTCGCTAGGTCATCTTTCCAGTTTTTCTCCTCGTAGTCAAGCGTGGCGAAGAAAACCCCTTTCGGCGGGCCGCCTTGAACCTCTTCTGGCTCCTCAAGCTCCTCTGGTTTGAAGAACCACTCACCGAGCTCCTTGTCCAGGACCGCGGCCTGGGTTTCAGTAACCCGGACAACCGCTTCGAGTTCTTCCCGGTCGAGTTTCTTCAGTTGTTCGTCTGTGACCTGCAACGGATCAAAAGCCGTGGTCATTCAAATCCCTCCTCAACCAGCATCTGCCCCTTCATCACGAGCGGGGCTAGACGCCAAAAAACTTCATCGTTGATTTCTCCTGTAGCCAGGAAACCCTTGATCTTCGGTTCCATTTCGTCAAACGAGTCGAACATCACGGATTCCCAGATGACAGCTCTTACCTTGTCGTCTACCTCGTACTTACTCAGGTCGAGTACTCCGCGGATGGCTCGCCTAATCCCGACTTGTGTTGCGTTGTGAAAGCGCATCGACTAGCTCCTTGTGACTACTTCTCGGCTTCAGTGATCTGCTGGATGTCGTCAAGAAGAACAAGAGAAGCTGTTATAGAGATGAGCCCGCGGTCGGACCACTGCTCGACCGCCTCCGCGGGCTCATCTCTATAACAGCTTCTCTTGTTCTTCTTGACGACATCCAGCAGATCACTGAAGCCGAGAAGTAG